ATACCATACCATTTCTGATGCTATTCTGATGAACCCATTGCATGAAAGCTCCAAAATACATTCGGAAAACTCCTAAATATACAAACATAGCTCCGGAAAATAATCTAGATTGTCCATTAATGACTTTCTGTTTCTTTCTCCTTTCTATCTTTAAATTATCGGTATATATTAATAATTGTCTAACATTGTTTCTACAATCATCAATTAGTTTCCCAAATAGAGCTTCCACCTCTTTGAAATCTGGGTGACTCCTATCTCTAGGAGCATCCAGGGCAAATAATCTTTTCTTGAGATTAGACTTATCATATTTCATTGGGTATCCTGCACTAGTAGAAGATTTAATAGCATCACTGAAGGCCTTATCGGCGTCACCCCACAAGCTCTCCTCAACACTCAATATTCTCTTTTCTCCGGGAGGGAGTGAGAATAGAAAAGCTTGGAAGTCTTCCTTACAATGCCTCACAAGAGTTGGATCAAGAATGGCACTATTAGAACAATAATTCTTAAGTGCTATTTCATAGGGATCTTTTCCGTCTGTCGGTCTTAACATAGCGACGTCCATCTTTGATAAGAATGGACCTTTCGGATGTTGTAATCGACTTTTCCTGATATCTGAAATACCATATGGAGAATGAGTCTCCTTCACAGTACCAAGTACTTTGTATTTATCAGCAATAAACAGAGGTACACTCTGTAATTGTATATCAGGATTTAATCCTTCATAAGTTTCAGTAACAGTGTTAGCTAGGTCCTGTGATGTACACTTGACTTGCTTTACTATTGACTTTAAACATTCCTCTATCATCTCTTGCGTAACGAGAGAGGAATAAGCTTGTTCATCACCACTACGCGATGAGCCGGCTATATGAGCACCAATTATTCGATGCGCTTGCATTGTTGCATTTCGCACAAATATGGGCACCCCACAATCACCTTCCATAGAATCAACATAGTACCTTATACCCTTAGTAACGGTATAGTGTATGTGTTTATCAGTTATAGGAACCTCAGCTTTATAAGCTAAAGAATTCACATATACTCTTCTATGGGGCACTTTCATAGACACATGAAATTGCCTAGAAAGATTGGAAACCATTTTCTCGGTCACAAAGAACGATTTAACTATATTTCGACAATCTCTAGTGGGCAAAGCCACTATAACCATGTGTGTTTCCTCCATACCATCGTCAAAACAGCTATTGATAAGATCGTTAATAGTGATTTGAGCATTAGGCACTGGATTATCATCTCCAACTGACATGAAATATACCATCCTAAAACCAATCTCTTTATCATCAGATTTAGCTCTTAAGAGTCTCTCAACAAAGTGAAGCGGCATCATTATTCTGTTGGTAAGAAGAAGAATACCATAACCTAAGAGCTTAAGCTCCTCATCATCTTCTCCAGCCACAAGTATTCTCGTAAGATTTTTAGTGGTGATGGAGTTGACTAAATCGAAGCCAGTGATATCTGAACCTTGAGGAGTTATTCCAGCTTTCGCTTGACTATCCTTAAGCTGCTTTAATGTCATATTCTTAACTCTGGCTCCTCCCTTTTGAGTTTCATAGAAACCTTCTGGGATAATTTCAGTGTTGGTATTTTTGGGTTTATGAACATAGTACGCTAACAGACATCCAATAGCTAGTGAAACTAGGTTAACCACTCTCATGGTCTTATCAAAGTTTTCTGGATTCAAATAAGTCTGACTAACATACAGTAGGAATTTTGACACCTTAGTCTTAACTTGTGACATAATATCACTCATTTTACTAAAGGTGATGGTAGTTGTAGATTTATAATTCATAAGGATTTCGTCACCGAATGGTTCGAACTCATTAACGATTCTACCTGTACCAACTGATGCAAGGAAATGATTCTTTCTCAAAGAATACAGTATATAACATATCTCATAAATACTGAGATGCTTATAATACATGTTTTCACCAAAGAAACCTTGAAACCAATCTTTATTCTTATTGATAATCATTGAATATTCATACCAGAAGTTGTCGAATTCTTCGACTAAGTCCCTAGGAACATTATAATTGCCAAACAAATTATCGAGAGGACCTTGATCCACTACTTCCAACACAGAGAGATCAGTTAAACCATATTCAGTTATTAACCTCTTTCTATGATTTAAAGTACATCGGAGATATTCGTCTTCTTGGGAAGCGACTTGACCTATGGTAGAACCAAATTCTCTAAGATCTCTCAAACCATTAATCGGTCTGGACGTAATAGATTCACTGGATTCCGTAGGAGCGTAAAACACACCTGATTGTACCTCAATTAAATCATTCCAATACTTGTTATGGTAGGAATCAGCAATCTGCTTGAAATTCTTTTCATGTTGTTCATGCCATGCTACTCTATCATAATGAGCAGATATAATCTTTTCAATTAGTGTATTATAATCATAAGGGACACCTTTTGTGCGTCCTTCAGTATCACAGTCAAAGAATAAGAAACAATCACTATTTATATCAGCGATGCTTTTACCGTTGACAGTTACGTGAGGAACTTTTGAATAATCTAATTCTTGGTCATAAATTCCAGTAGAACCTTCCTTTAAATATTCAGGTTTTGGAACCACGACAATAGATATTGGAAATCTCCTAGTTACAGCATTAACAGAGTTTATGCTCTGGGAAACTAATCTAATCATATTAGTAGTTGCCATGACGAATTTAGGCCTGATTCTCATCACGCCCTTCTGTTCCATAGCTGCTGCATGACCCATGGCTTCAAAAGAATTAATGAATCTAACGATGTTCATGAACTCTGTATCAGGATTACCTGCTACATCTCTCACTTGACCTAAGTCATCGAAAGTCATAGTTATGGTTTCCGGTGAATAACCATCCATATATACGGTTTCATGTTGTCTATTATACTCAAAATTCTGAGGACAATCTTTATACCTCTTATATTCTTCGGGATTTAAAACGATACCAGCTATAGTGGCACACAAAGTACTCATAACATGAGACTTATGCGTCCCTGGAGCTCCTCTGAAAGGATTCCGACTGGTTCTATTCTATATCCATTTAAATGAATATTAGCATTTTCAAAGTTTTTACGGATAGTGCCGAGAGTATCGACATTTTTAATGAAAATTCTCCGAATATTCTCACATTCTCTAGTGGTGGGAATAGCTTTGTAAAGAGCCTTTGCTCGTTCATGCATTGATTTAATCTTAGCAAAATTTGATGTAGATTTTGCGAACTTTCCATGAGCTATCATTTCTTGGACTTCCATTACATCATTCTCAAAAGCCACTAAATAGGGGTCATTAAAGTTAGAGAAAGGTAGTCTATTAAGCTTGAAAAATTCAGCTATCGTATCGTTATAAAGTTTAACCATCAATTCTTTGATACTATCTAAAAATTGTGGCAAAGAACTTCGCATCTTGAGAGCTTCCGAAAATTGAGAGATTCTCTTCTTATCAATTTCAGTGTTGTTATATCCTAAATATCCCAGCCATCCGACTATCATAATATCATATAATGATCCGGTATCAAATGACTGCGGAACGATAATAGGCTCTTCATTTTCTTTGTGTGGTGTGAATACACTAATACAAGCTTCACACACCTCAGCAAATCTATGAGCTAGTATCTTTTGATATAGAGTC